ACGTCTATATAAGATCGTTGAGATCGCAGCGTTAAACATAGGTAAGGCAAAAGAAGGAGCTACAGCTAATCCAATTAAGTTTGTCAAAAGGTCTGATTGATGCCGGCAAAAAAGACGACAAGCAATTCTAAAACAACCAGGAAGAAAACGACTCCTGTTTCAGACGCACAAATAGCTCTGAACGAAATAAGAACCCATGAAAGAGAATGCGCTTTAAGATATGAGCGTATTGAAGAGCGGTTAGCTGAGGGTTCTAGTAAGTTTCAAAAACTAGAAAGAATGATTTGGGGTGTGTATATATTGATTGTGGGAAGTATTTTAATTCCCCAGTTTTTAGGAGTGTGATATGAGCGATGGAAACAGTATTAAAATCCCAACGTGGGCGTTGCCTATTGGTGCGGCTATTGTGTCTGGTGCAATAGCGTGGGGATCTATGCAGGCTCAAGCTTCAGCAACAGCTGACGAAGTCGCAGAGATTAAAGTAAAAGTTGAAGAAGCCGACACAACGGGAAAGTTGAACGCACAAGCGATAGAACAAATAACTCAATCGCTTGCACAGATGAACGAGACAGCTCGAGACTCGGATGCAAAACTTCAGACGTTGATAGAGTTAATGATCAAACAAGCCGCGAATTAGTAGATTACGATCCAAAAAATCCGAACTTAGATTGTGATTTACGCGAATGGAGACTCTTAGAAACGATTCAACCGCCATCTGAACGTCATGAGGTTGCTCTTGACTGGTTGAGGTGGAACAGACAAAAATGTGAATATGGAGGGCAGATATATATTCGGAATACAATGCCTCGTGTCCTAGGGACAGCGCACAGTGTTAGGGTAGAAATGTTGACATGGGAGTTAGTAAGACCTGAAGCAGAAGTAACACAAGCAATTTTAAAAAAGAGAAGATTGTGAGAACAATGATGATTTTCGTGTTAATCATCCTGAAACAAGGAGAACCTAACCTTGAATTGTACTTCACTGAATTAACAAGTTGTTTAGAATATCGTGATGCTTTAATTCATCAAAGCGTTGGGGTTCATAACTGGGTTCACAGTAAAACTAAGCATTTTGATGGATATTGTGAAGTTAGAGAGATCTTAACGAGCGAAGCAGGGGTTAAATATATATTTAGAGACCCGAAGGTTAAAAAAGACGATGGATAGATTATGAATGCAAAAAAACTTGAACCAAAATCTCGTTATGCGGAGTACGACACAGACGGAGACGGGATAGTAAGCGATGAAGAACTCGCACGACATCAAGAAATGTTGCAGCTGGAGCTTCAAGAAGAAAAAGCCGACAGCCAGAGGAAAATGGCTTGGGTAGCTATGATCAGTATGTGCGTGTTTGCTTTACTCCCCTTAGCTCCTTTCGTTCCTGCTGATCGTCTCTCTACATTAGCTTCATTAAGTGATATGTTGTTTTTATCTCAAGCTAGTGTTGTAGGTTTGTATTTCGGAGCTACCGCATACATGGCGAAAAAATGATAGGATTTAAACTTAGTGCAGGATTAGGAATTGCTTTAATTGCTTTAGCAGGGGCTTTTAAACTTTACTACGATAAATCACAAGCAGAGCTTGATTCATTTCAGTTACAGTTAGAGCGTTCAATCCAGAATGAAAAAATCTTAGAAAGTACGATTGCAGAACAAAATGAAAACCTTGAACAAACTATTGAAAATCAAAAACTTATGATTGCTCAAGTAGAAAGGTTGAGTGAAGAAAATCAAAAAGCTCAGGTAGAGGTTGACACTATTAGAAAAAAGTTCGCGAAGCACAATATGGATGTGCTATCCCTAAGAAAGCCTAAGTTAATTCAGAAAATTATAAACAAAGGAACTAAAGAGGTGTTAACTGAACTTGAAAACATCACTGACCCACAACAATTTAATGAAACTGATCCTGTTCTTACTGCTACTTCTGCTGGCTAGTGGTTGTTCTCTTTTAGGATCTAAAAGAGAGATCCCAGAAGTTGCCCCTGTAGAGGTTATTACTGTTGTAAAACAGGCTCCTCTTTATCATCCTCCTCTTCCTAATAGTATTAGTTCTTCGCCTGTGGAATGGACGGTACTTACCCCTGAAACAATGCAAGATTATTTAACTGATCTTGAAGAAGGAAATGCTCCAACTAACGCATGGTATTCTTTAACTACGAAAGGCTACGAAAACCTCTCGTATAATATGGCTGAAATTAAACGATACATTAGACAAGTTTTATCTATAATTGACTATTACAGAGAATCCGATAACAAGGAGGAAGTCGATGAGTGAATTGACTGAGATGTTGAGAAAACATGAAGGCGTTCGGGATAAAGTTTATTTGTGTAGTGCGGGCTACGAAACAATAGGAGTGGGTCGCAACATAAGTGAGGACGGACTAGGGCTTTCTGACGATGAAATTGATTATCTTTTAAATAATGATATTAAAAGAGTTCGAGAAGAGCTTACAGAAGAATACTACTGGTTCGCAGGACTAGATGAAGCCAGACAAGACGCTATGATAGACATTAGTTTCAATCTCGGTCAAACAAGACTAAGAGGTTTTGTAAAGTCACTGGAAGCGATGGCTCGTGAAGATTTTGATACAGCAGCTGATGAGTTTATGGACTCTAAGTGGAGTGAACAGGTGGGGGATCGTGCTGTAGAGGTTACAGAAATTATACGAACAGGAGAGTATCAGTAATGCCTCTTCAGAAGTTTATTTTTAATCCTGGAATAAATAAAGAAGGTACGGCATATACCGCTGAAAACGGGTGGTTTGACGGTAACTTAGTTCGATTTAGAAAAGGATTTCCAGAAAAGATAGGCGGCTGGGCTAAAAACTCTCTTAATGCCTATCAAGGAACTGGGCGTAAACTTCACGCTTGGGTTAATCTTCAAGGCACGAGATTTTTAGGTATTGGAACTCGTCTAAAACTGTATATCCAAGAAGGAGATGCTTTTTACGACGTGACTCCTTTGCGTTTAACTACGAGCGCAGGAGACGTTACTTTTTCAGCCAGTAATGGTTCTTCTACTATTACAGCAACAGATACGAACCACGGAGCAGTAGCAGGAGATTTTGTTACGTTTAGCGGAGCTGCTACGTTAGGCGGTTTAGTTACAGCGGCTGTTCTTAATCAAGAGTATGAAGTTGCAACAGTAACAAGTGCTAACGCATATACGTTTACTGCGAAAGATACTTCAGGAACCACGGTCACTGCTAATGCTAGTGATAGTGGTAACGGAGGCAGCAGCGTAGTTGGAGCTTATCAAATTAATATTGGACTAGACACTTTCGTATCTGGTTCTGGATACGGTTCTGGTACTTGGGGTAGCGGTACGTTTGGATCAGTTAGTGCATTAAGTGCTTCTAGTCAATTACGGTTATGGTCTATTGATAACTTTGGTGAAGATATGGTCTCTTGCGTAAGAGCAGGAGGTATTTTTCTCTGGGATAATTCAGATACTGTTTCAGTTAGAGCAAAAGCCTTAGAAGATGTAGCAAACGCTAACCTTCCTCCAACACTAGGTCTTCAGATTTTAGTTTCTGCAGTAGACCGTCATGTATTAGTGCTTGGTTCTGACCCAATCTCAGGCCCAACTCGTTC